GCAGTGCCGTCGCCATAGTCGATAGTCAGCACATAGCGGTCTGCACCGTCTACTGTCAGCCCTTCGACAGACACAGGACGGGCATTTGTTTCACCGACATAGCCTAGCAATGCAGTGTTCAGTGTTACGTCATAATCCGCATTTAATGTTATTGTCATTTAATCCCCCCTATTCTATCGCAATGTAATCCACATAGTACGTTCCTGTCGGGACATTTACTGTTGACCCGTTATTAGCTCCCATGCAGACGTTCAGATAGTACGACTTTCCCGAACCACTAACGTGGGTGCAGAACGTCTTGTATGGTGTTGGTATGTCTGTCTGCCGTAGTGTTGCTATTACCTGCTTAGGCGCAAAATTCAGTCCAAGCGGTATCCGCATCAGCGCATTTGCTCCCGTCATCTTGTGTTCCACAGTGCCATAGTGTATCTTGCCGGCTCGGCTCAGTATCTCATCGATTTCCTCACCTGCGTGTTGCATAGGATAGTCATTTTCAGTGATATCCTGCGCCAATGTCACATTTTCATCAGCCATTATCTCGCCCCCTTAAAGTTGTTCTTCAACGCTCAGACCTACCGCCGAAATATCAGCACTCAGTCCGCCGTCAAAGGTAAATCCTAAATTCGTTATTGGTATATCATAGCTGTCTGTGCCGTTGGTGTAAGTCACCACGTCACCTATGTCGAAACGTGGGTCACCAAGTCTGTGGTATAGCTCAGTGGTGTACCACGAAAAGCCTCCTATCCTGCGCCACAGAGATTGTAGCAAAGACTCTGTCATGTATGGATTTTCAAACTCTAGCACACGTCCTTGCGTTGTATCTGTCACGCCTAGCGACAGCGTTACATCTTCACTGACCTTGCAGATTATGCCGACTATCACGTTCTGTCTTTCTGACAGCGTAGGCAGGTCTATGGTGTTGTTGTCAAGCGTTTTCACTGATTTACCATACCATTTTCGAACGTACTTTCCGTACCTGTCAACATACCCGAACTGCCCCTGCGCAGAAGCTAGATAGGACAACATTTGCCGCATGGTCACGTCCTTTGGGACTGAGCTGACCTTGAAGTAAAAGTATTTTGAGTACAGCACCTTGCCGTTCTTATCTATCAACCTTCTGCCGTTCTTGTCACGCAGTAGTCGCACCTCTGTATAGTCATTGCCGTTCTGCAATCCTAATTGTCTGCAGATGTCGTCTTCGACGGCTTTATTCCAGTTTGGCATAGGGATATGTGGTACATATGGCTTATCCGAAAAGTACAGCCTGTCCGCCATTGTCAGCTGAACACTGCCGCCTGATTTCTTTGATTTTACACAGGTGAAACGTCCCATTGGTATCTTTTCGTCATTTGTATCAGATGAGGTTGCGTCCTTTGTATACAAACTGAAAACATACTCATTTCCAAGATACTTAGTCCCGTCGTCAACAAGCTCCGCCGTCACACTCTGAGAACAGACAGCTCCAAGCTCTATATCATCACTCAGAGAGGTTGCTTGAATGTCCGTCTGAACGTTCTGAATGCCGTCATATGCCACAGGTGCTCCACTCTGAGCGTCCTCTATCCACATACCCCACAAGGCTTTGTAACTCTCTATCCTGCTTGTTATCTCATTGCTTGCTATGGTGTACATATGCCCTCCTAACGTTCTGCGAATGTGACAGTACAGCTCTTGTAATACTCACCACCGTCAAGTCTGACAAGCCCCTGCGGTACATAGTCGCTTGCGTTGGCGGATATAGAATAATACTTGCCGTTGTGCCAAAACTCCAGTTCTGCAAAGTCGGGTCCGTCCTCGATAAGGGATTGTATCTCGGCTGAATCTGCGACAGGAAGCATTGTCCACTTGCAAGGCAGTTTGTATTTGCAGAACTTTCTTGCACCCACAAACAGACCTGTTGTATTCACTCGTCCTGAACCTGCCGTCCATTCGTAACAGTTTACAGGGCTCCAGCTATCAGGGTCAGGGTCTGTCACCCACACGCCGTTTATCTTTAGCAATGTTCCTGTCAAAATGCACTCACTCCCGTCTTACGTTTATACTGATTGTTGCTGTCCTGCATACACTTGAAAAGCACCTTGCTGTCAACTGTTCCGAAGAACACAGGGTCATAAGCTTTCAGCCAATCAAGTATAGCGTTCAGCACCCTTAACACCTCGTCAAGCTTGCCGTTATCAAGCATACCTTGCAGTTTGCTCAGAGGTGAGATTACCTCAGGGTCTGCCTTTGCGTTCCTGTTATCGCCCACCATTGCAAGGGTCGGTGCTGTCGCAAGTCCGCCTGTGGCAAGCTTTGGTATCTCAGGTATGCTTATTGTGTCAAGGTCAAAGCCGAAGGTTTCTCCGCCTATGCCAGGCACCCAATCAGGCACATCAAAACTCAGGCTGTTAATGCCGTCGATTATCCAGTTGACCGCACTTTCAATAGCACTTGTCATTTTGTTTACTGCACCGATAATTAGGTTTATAGGTGCTTTCACAACGCTGTAAAGCGTATCCCACACGCCTTTGAAGATCTTCTTTACACCCTGCCAAGCCTTCTTCCAGCTACCTGTGAAAATGCCTTTTACGAACATTATAATGCCGTTGAGAATGGTCTTTACGCCTCCGAAAGCGTCTGAAAAGGTCTTTTTGAACCACTTGCCTATGCCTTTGAAAACGCCCTTGACAGCGTTAAGAAGCTTTGTGAAGATCTCCTTTATCTTTGCAATACCTTCAGATACGGCATTATACAGGCCTTGTATGATATATCCGCCCATTTCAGCCATGACCTTACTAGGGCTGTGAATACCAAAACAGTTCTTGAAGCCCTCAAGAAACGGCGTAAGAACATGGTCATAAAGCCAAGTACCTATGCCCTTGAAAGCGTCAACGATACCTGTGAAAAGCCCCTCAACAATATTACCGCCACAGTCCTGTATCTTCTCCGTAAAGTAGTCACGGATACTGAAAACAGCGTCCTTGATAAAGCCCCACAGCACCGATACCGCACCGCCAATGGCTGAGCCTATCGCCTTGAAAAGCTTTGTGGCAATACCGCTCCAATCTATTGTAGAAATTAACGTCCACAGTTTTTCGCCTATGCCCCGCCAATTTACAGTTTGCAGGAAGTTAATTGCCGTATCAAGCAGACCTTTCACGCCCTCAGAGATAGTCGTTCCTGCCTTGCCCCAATCAATCTCATCAAACCAGCCGTTCACAGAAGTGCCTATGGACGAGCCAAAGCCCGACCAATCAAAGGTGGTAACGAACGAATAAAGATAGTCGATGATAGCTTGCCATTTTGAAGCAAGGGTCTTGCCGATAAGCGACCAATTCGTTTTCTTTATACCGCCATTAAGAAAATCGGCTGTGCCTTTACCGAAGCCTGCCCAATCGAACTTCTTCATAAAGCGGTATCCTGCGCCAAAAATTGTGTTTATGCCTCCGCCGAAGCTGTCCCCAAGACCTGTCCAATCAACTCCGTTAATAAAGCTGTTCAGACCGTCTGTAAGCTTATCCACAAAGCTATTCAGCTTTTTCTGAATACCGTCCCAGTTGATGTATGCGAAAGCTCCGTTGACCTTTTCAGCCACAAGAGAGCCAACTCCTGCCCAGTCCCCCGACTTAATGGCATCTTTCATACGCTCCGCCCAATCAGGGAGCTGAACGTTGTCGCCGTTTATGGCTGAGTAATCAATGCCGCCCTCTGAACTGTCTGTATCGGACTTGCTCTGATCCGGTGCAACTCTTACAACGTCAAAGTCCGCAAGGTAAGTGTCCTGAGTTTTCTTTATCTTCTCCGCTGACTTCTGCGCCTGCTTTGTCGCCTGCAAGGACTTCTGATAGGTGGTGCCGAAAAGCTCAGAGATAAACGCCGCCACAGTTTTTGTCGCCGTCGCTACGCCAGTCATAAGCGTATTGAGATACGGCATAACTGTGTTCATTATCGGTGTGAAAGCTATGGTGAGGTTTGCTTTAATCTCGTTTAAGGACTTGGCAAATTCTTCGTTGCCTGAAACAGCGTTTGCAACAGCGGAACGTATTCCTTTCAGCAAAACAAGCACGCCTGCCATTAAGAACACTCTTTTTGCGGCAGATTTGAGCGAATGTGTAAACTTGCTCAGCGGTTTTGAAGTGCTGTCGATAGTTGTTTTAAGCCTGCTGAATTTGGATTTAACTGCGTCAACAGCCTTTGAGCCTGCCGAACGCATTGTCTTGAAAGCTCCGCCGAGAGTTGACTTCACCGCCTTGCCTGCAAATGAAGCGACTTTTTTTAGTTTCTCAATAGCAGTTGTCCCTGTTTTTCCACAGTTGCTAAATGTTTCCTCATATTCGCTAAGTTTTGTTTGAGTTTTATCTATAACTCCCTGCTGACTTATAAGCTTACTTTCAACGCCATTAAGTTCTGAAACTATCTTTGCAGCTTCTTCGTCTGAACTAGCGTTTGCAAGAGCAGCTTGTAGCTCTTTATACTTAGCCTGCAACAGGCTCATTTTTTCTGTTGCATTTTCGAGCTGGAGATTAAGCCTTTCAAATTCACTTTCAGGTATTTCAAAATCACCAAAGCTCTCTGTCGCTGTTTTAGCCGCCTCGTCAGCTTTTGCCGTAATTTGCTGAGCGATATCATCAACCTCAGCCTCTATCTTATCAGGGTCATACTCAGGATTGTAATGTATCTGCACAACTTTAGGCTTGATGTTTTCGATTTGGTCAGTGGTGTTTTTTATATGCTCATTGGCTTTATCAATTTCAGACACCACCTTTGCAGTAGCTTCCTGCATACTCTTCTGAGCGATCTCCGACGCACTGCCAAAGCCCTCGTCTATTGCTTTGGCGGTCTTATCCATAGCGTTCTCAACAGCTTTCTCTGCCTGCTCTACTGGCTTTGAAAAGCCGTTCTGTATGCTTGCAGATATCTTGTCAAGCTGCTCCTGCACCTTGTTTTTTATCACAAGGTCAAGAGATATAACACCAACGCTTGCTCCGTCTGCCATTACTTATCACCTGCCTTTCCGAACATTCCCTTGAACAGCCTTTCAAAGTATCTCGCAGTTTCAAGCTTGTCCTGCTCTGTGAACGTTTCTCTTGCTTTCTGACTTCTGAACGCCGTCCACTCTGAGCGTATTTGCTTTTCATACCTGTCGAAATTCTTTATGATATCCTTGTTGTCCTCGCTCCTGATACGAACTATCTGACCCAGCGGCGTATCGTGCATAAGCCCTGCAACGAGCCTGTACCAATCGCTGTAATGCAGATTTTCCTGCTCTGAGGGCAGGATATTGTACTGCTTTGCAATGGACTGTATGATAAGCTCTCGGTCATAGTCAAGATCGTACCAGCTTTCTTCAAACTTACTCTGCGTTTTCCTGCGGAAATCGAGCCTCTGTCTTTTCTGCGTCCTCGCCTGTTACCGCTGAGATAACAAGAGTGAAAAGCTGCTGATATGCCGCCCAAGGCATATTCATTGCCTCTATCTCCTTGTAGTCCTTTGGTGCGAACGCAAGCTTGAAAACCTCGTCTATCATATCAAGATCTTTCTTTTCAGCGTTCTTGTCGCAGATGTCAAGTATCTTCCTGACAGTTTTCTGCCTGTCGTCCACAGGGTAGACCTTGTCGCCTACTCTTATCTCAGGTGTACCTGTAAGAAGCTTGCTGTCGAGTGTATACATCTTTGCCATAGTTATTGTCCTTTCTGATATATAAAATTAGGAGAGCGCTTTGAACGCTCCCCTGTTTTGTCTGTGTTCTTACGCTGCCGCCTCAGTAAACTCAGGCTTGCCGTCGGAAGCAAAGTCGAACGCAAGCGGTGCGACTGCCGTTGAATCTCCGCCGCCCCATTCTGTTACGCTGACAACGCCCTTGATAACAAGCTTTGCTCCGCTTGGGAAGTTCCACACAAGGGTTGTGGTCGCCGCCGCACCTGTTTTGAGTGCAAGGCTCTCGATGTAGTCATTGCCTGCGTCACCGACGTTTCTCTTGCCTGAGATACTGATAGTGATAGACTTACCAGTGAGCAGACGTCTTGTCCACCCCTGCTGATCAAAAGGCTTCCACTCCTCGATATTGCCGTCAATGGACACTGAAAAGCTCTCCATATCGGCAATAGTCACAAGATTGCTCTCTGTCGAGCCGTCACCGCCTGTCTTGTCTATCTTGAACTGGTTTTCATATACGGGATAAACTCCTGTTGTGTTTGCCATACTCATTCATTCCTTTCGTAATATACTGTTGCCTCGATAACATATTCACACACGCCTCGCTCGTCCCTGCCAACAGAAACAGGCTCTTTGCATTCGAGATACTTTACCGTAAATCCGTCACCATTATACTGACGTATATCGGATAGGATATCAAGAACGCTCTGAGCCTTTATCTCTGCCTGCGTGGGGTTATCAGTCCAGTGGATAAGCACCGAGATATGTTTTTCAAGTGTTTTGGTGCAGGCTTTTCCGCCTATGCAGATACGCTGCGGCTTTGAGGTCTTTGCGTTGTACACGCCTATGCACTTGTCAAGGTTGCCGTCAATAGTGCCTGCGTACACGTCCTCGAATGTGAGGATATCGCTCAGCATATCCGCTATGTTAAGTAAATTCATACGCCTGTCCTCTTTTTGAACTCTGCCACAAACTCATTTTTGGCAAGGTCCTTTTTACTGCCTGTGATATATGGTTCAAGCCAAGCCGCACCTGCGTTAGGGTTATTGCCTTTCTGAAAATGATACTCAGGGTGATAGTACAAACGTCTTGCCTGCGGAGAGCCTGTCACAAGACTTGCACCACTTTCGTCAGCGTGGACAAAGGTCTGATTATTCTGCATATCGCCTGTATCGAACGGCATTGTCTGAGCACTTATAAGGTCTGTCCTCACCTGCTCCATAGCCACCTCAGCGGACTTCACAGCGGCGTCCTCGATAGCCTTTATCGCCTGCACATCAAGCTTTATTTCAATGCCCATTATATCAGCTCCAATCTTGTGTAATTCACCCTGCCGCCAGGGTCTTTGGCTTTCTCAGAGCCATATATCTTGTACGTCCTGCCGCCTATGACCGCATAGCCCTCTATAACAGCGTTATCAGGGGCGATATCTCCGCAGAAAAGAGCCTCGCCTGACAAGGTTATAAGCTGTTTCTCTGCGGATAATTTCTGCCTTGACTTCTCAGAGTGAAAGCATTTGCCCTCAAATATGACCGTCTGCTTCTTTGAACCGTCACGATTAAGTCCGTCCGTTCGATAGACCTTGCAGGGCGTTTTGCATACCCTTTCAGGTACAAGCTGAGGAAACTTCATCACATCAGCCCCCTGTAACATAGTCCTGTCTGCATAAGCACATTGTAGACCTGACGTGTTGTGATAACGCCGTCAAGAGATACCACCTTTGACTTATCGAATGACATTGAAACACCGCTTATGCTGTAAGCACTCAGAGGGCTTTCTAACAGCTCCGAATTATCATAGATAAATTTCATCTGCAAGGCTGTGGAACGCTTTATACGCTCTCTCTGAAAGTCTGTAAAGCTGTCAATGCCCTCTGCTGTTATGCGGTTGAAAGTCAGCGTGTCGATATCGCTTTCAGCCCTTTGCAGTATAGCTGAGAACTGTTCTTCCGGGATATCACACTCAGGACAAATATTGCAAAACTCAGTAGAGGTGAGGTACATATCCCTCACCCCTTACTCGCTGTACTCTGCTGTGTCAACGTCAGCGTAAATGCTGTCTATCTTGCCGTCCTTGCCGTTCGGGAAAGTGAAAACATCTGAGAACGCTCTGTTCTGATAGAGCCAGCCGTCACCCTCTGTGTGTCCGCCCGGAGCAAAGCTGTAAATGCTGTTGATCTTAGGCACTATCTTGGTGGTCTCAGGTGTTGCGATAAGCACGTTTATCTTATGCGAACCTGCGACTTTTTCATAGTAGGTATCAAGTGCAGACTTGCTCGGTGTGCCTGATACCTTAGTGTAAGAGCCGCTTGATTCGGTGTAATACTCCTTGCCGCTCACGATATCGGTATCAGCGGTCTTTACATAGCTTGCAGTGCAAGGCTCAAAGCCGCCGCCCTCAGGATCAAAGTTGAAGCGGTCATAGAAACGCTCATCATCAATGACCTCCATGATAGGCACACCGTCAATGTCGGTCACTCTTGTTCTAAGACCAAGTCCTCCCTCTGCGATCTGTGTCATTTCGATTTTTCTCGTGAACTTGTCAGACTGCTCCAGCAGGTCCATAATTGTGGAAGTCACATACATGATAAGAGAGCCGTTTGCCTTGTATCTTCTCAGCTTGCCTGCTGAAAGAAAGCCTTTGAGCTTATCAAACACGTTGCCCTTTGTGTATGATGAAGCGGCTGTTGATGAGTGATAGCCCTCAAGCTCTGCCGCTCTCTGAGCTGTCTTTGAGAAGAACAGAGCGTCAGTTTCGGGAGCAGACTGTGTTTTCTCGAATACCTCTGAGATATTCTTGATAGACGCTGATGAGTTCGTTTCGTCAACGTCAGCCTTATCCACAAGAAACTCAACATCACGGTCGTGTGTAAGAGTGAAAGGCACGTCCGTCTGAACATACTTACCTGTGTTCCAGCCGCCGTTTCTGTTGTGGCTCTTGTAGCCTGATGTTGACATTTGTGTGAAGTGGAAAGTCTTTGCGTCAAGCCACCTAACGTTCTGTGTGATGAACGGGCTTGACAGTGTTTCCTGGATCCTTATCTCCAAGAGTTCGGGGTTCCATACTTCTGCATAATTAAGATTTGGCATGATTCATTCCTCCTGTTTTTACTTGAATTTGTTCCAGCGTTTCTGCGCTGTTGGTTTGCTCTGTGGCTTCTTTTCATCAGTATCCGAAAATCCTGCACCGACCTTGAAACCGCCCTGCTTTTTGCCGTCGGACTTTTTGCCACCCTCGCCTTTCATATCCGGATACTTCTTCACAACAGCAGAAAGGGCGGCGTTGATATCCTGCTGACTGCCGTTTCTCACATAGCTTTCAGCCACCGCAACGGCGTCCTCGATACAGTCGGGCTTGATGCCAAGCTGCATAGCGGCTATCTGAGTTTTGAGTCTGAGTATCTCCTGGTCCTTTTCATCAGGTGCGTTCTCTGCACTGTCCTGCTTGTCGGACTTATCCTCGCTTGGCTGTTCCTGCTTATCTTCCGCAGGCTTATCAGCACCCTCACCGTTCTCGTCAGCCTGACTATCGTCCACCGCAGGCTGTTCCTTGCCGGCAGAGTTCTCATCTGCCTTGTCCGCAGGCTTTTCCTCAGCCTTTGGCTCGTCCTTTTTCTCCTCGTGAGTATCGGGAGTTTTCTTCTCCTCCTCATCAGGGAGTTTCTTTTTCTCGTCCATTTTCTGACCTCGCTTTCTTAAATTTGCGTATGAAAAAAGCACCCGTTAAGGTGCTTAGTTCCGATGTTTGATTAGTCTATTGTCTGCCAATCTTCCGACAACATATCTGCTTGACTTGCAAGCCAGCCAAGTTGTACGCCAGAAGTTCCCACAAACGCTAATGCTTTATTGCCCATATCCTTATGGTTTACATTTGTCACAGTACCATTAGGTGATTTATAACTAACATTAGTGGCAAGCTCAACATACTGTCCTTTGCCGTTCCAGCCTTTTCTTGCTATTTTCTTACCTCTCTTTACTTCTTCGATCGCCTGTCCGAAATTCATATTTATCCGTCCTTTCTGATTTTGGGTATAAAAATACCGCCTCGCCGTAGCGGAGCGGTAGAATTATTTACATCTTTTCGATTTCATTTTCATTGCAGTCATACAGCTTCCATTCGCCACCATAACCACCTGTTGTTCCTTTTGTATCACTTTCAACAACATAGTTCGTTTTGCCGTTAATATTTGATTTGTCAATAATAGTTCCGACTATGCTATTTGACTTGATCTTTACTTTGTCATATAATTCAAACATTATCGCTCATCCTCTCTATGTGCAGTTATAATGCGAGGGATACTCTCAGGAGTGTCTTTTTGCCAAACTGTTCTGAAACGTTTCTTTTCGTTTACTCCTAACTCAGCAAATATACTAAATCTTTCGACGCCACTATCAGAAACAAATTTATCGACCGCTTTGCTATAATCAAAGCAAGCCTTTAAATCCTTGTCAAGAAGTTCAAAATCTGTTGTTTTATAGCCAACACTGAAAAATTCCTCTGAGTGTTTTGCATTCGGTTTCAAAAAGAACTTATTGATTTTGTCAGGGGTAATTTCACACTTATTGTTTTTTATTATATCACTTTTTACGTTTTTGTCAACACCACTGCCATAATACTTCTCCTTGTCATAATCCCTATGCAGCACCTCATTATGCTCCTCAACGAACGCCTTCAATTCCTGTTGTGCCTGCCTTACTTTCTTGCGGTAGGCTTTTGCTGTATCAGGGTCGCAAGTGCCTGCCGCAAAGCGTTTTAGCTTGCGGACTTTTCGCTCCATTGCACGCTGTTTCTGCTCAAGCTCTCGCTGCTCTTTTATCTTCTCCGCCGGTATCGGCTCAGGTATCTGCGTTCTGCCGTGTATGTACTGCGTCATTGTGTGGCGGCAGTTCGGGTGGAAAAGCCCATTCTTTACGGCGTATGAAAGCAGCCAAAACCACTCGCCGCAGTAATTTGACTTGCCTTGAAACTCGTCCTTTTCCCCCTCCCATACTGTGAACACATCATCAATGTATACTTGACCTTGCCAGGGCTCACAGGTCTTTGAACAGCCGCCATAATGCGACACAAGCACAGTATCATACCCAAGCTCTGCAAAGCGTTTCGCCGCACCCTGCAACGCTGCCCTTGTGGAAGTTGTCCGCAGAGCCATTCTCACATAGTCTGCAATGTTCACTCGCTTGCCGTCAGCGTATACGATACAGTTTATGCCCTTGTCAAGGAAGTCCTTTGTGGCAAGGTCAATAGCCTCGTTAAGCGTCATAGAGCCTGTTCCCATTGCAAGCTGTACCCTATTCAATGTCTGCCTGTAAATATCGTCTGTCATTCGCAGAGCGGCTGTTTCAGCGGTCTTTTCAAGGGTGGTGACGTCTTCCATAAGCTTTGCCATTTTCTTTTCGTTCACGCCAAAGAAATGCTTGTCGGGGATAGGTGTTATAGGCTCGTCAGAAAGCTCTTGGGCGCTCCTTTGTGCCTGCTGCTGACCCTCTTGGAACTGCTCCGTCATAAGCTGTCTTGTCTGATCATCGATAACGTCAATGTACTCATTCATAATGTCGAGGTTTTCACGGCGGAAGTTCTCCATATTTTTCAGTTTCTCAGCCTGCCAAGCAGACCATTCAAAGCCGTAACGCTGCTCCTCCGCCTTGTGCCTTTTGAGATTGCGTTTCAGTGAAGATATGAGCCTTAGCTCTATCTCCTCAAATATTTTGGCTATGTCCTTAAAATTAAGCGTACTCATCACCTACCGCAGTAGGCTCACCCTCAGTAAGCCCTTTTTCCTGCATTATCCGCTTGACCTCTGCGGCTTTCCAATCGTCCTCTTTAGAACTGCCCCACAGCTCCTCCACCTGCGTTTCAACTGACATAATCCCATATGTGCTTGCTTTGCCCACAGTCTCAACTCTGCTGTCAAAGTCAGGCGCACCGTACTCGCCAAAGTCAACTGTCACCTCATAAGTCTCAGGGGCTTTGCCCTGCATATTGTCATAGGTCATAAGCACCGCAGAAACAAGCTGTGGCAGAGCCTTTTCAAGAGCCGTTGTGATAGTGTTTCGGGTGTTGCCTGTGACGTCTTTCTTCTCTCGTTGAGCGTCCGCACTTGACATCTTACCCACATCTATGCCAAGGGTCGCAGATTCGTCAAAATTTTTTTTCAACACTCCTTTATGCTTTATTTGAGTCTTTAACTAATAAGAAAAGACACCACATTTTTGATGTGATGTCTTCGTGCTTTTTTACACAAATATATTAACGTTATCTTCTACCATATTTTTCTTTTATTTCATCCCACCTTGGAAAATCAATATCAACTCCATAGTGATTTCTATAACTTCTCTTGAATCTATTTTTCCATTGTGCTCCCTGCACTCTCGTTTCTGGATTTTGATATATAGTTTCCTCAAAAGCGGATAAATAATCTGTCATAGATTCAAAAACGTGAGCATTTCCCCTTGTTGTATACCAATTCCCAGGTCTCATCTTCTGTAAAATGCCATTTTTATACTGTACAGTAATTGGCCAGCTATCCATTGTTTTTGTTATTTCCCATATTTTCTTAAGCCACAGGTCTTTAACTATAACATCTCCATTATCTTCATCCATTACATATCCGAAAATAAGAAAATCTGTGTTAATGTGGTACGGCTTTTCTATAAGTTCATTTACAAATGCCTTAAAATCTGCAATGTCAAACGCAGGACTTGATTCCCAATTAAAAGCTTTTACTTCTAGCAAGTTATGTGTATGATCATCTGGATCTAAGTACACATCTGGCGGCATTTGCGTATTGGGATTTGGATCAAATTCAATATTTCTTGATTTAAGCCATCCTTCAAGCCACTCTTGCAGAATATTTCCAACAACATCTTTCTTTTTAACGATTATGCTAACGTCACCTAAATTGAAATATATCTGTCCTTTTAGCGTTTTGATCTTATCCTCATTAATAAGTTTATCATAAATTTGCTGAGCAGTTAACTTCATATTTTAGCAATTCCTTTCATATACATCAATCACTCTTTTGGCAACTTCCCTAATTACAGAAACCACAACTGTATTTCCCAAAAGATCATACCCCTCGTCAACAGAAACATCAAACTTAAAATCATCTGGATAGCCAAACAAACGAAGACCTTCTCTAAGAGTAAGAGGACGTATACCATCACCATCTGGTACAAATAAATGTCGCATATCCATTGCCACCAACGTTGGTGCTATCTTAGACGGATCCAAGATTTTACTAACTTCATAAGACATTTTTCCTGCCACAATGTTATAACCCAATGGCAAACTAGAATCCTGTTCCCTACGATTACCTATTTTTCGTTTAGGATATTCCTTGCAAACATACTTTTTCCTAACTAAATCCTCAAGCATTTCATCTAAATTAGGAACGTCATAAAAAGAGCGAATCATACTTAAAGTAAGAGGCATGCCATCCATCCAATCTATTCCATATTCTTCCGCCCACTTTTTTTTTCTTCGTTCCGTCATCATAGTATTTAAAAGTTCCTTTTGATTCTTACTTACGGGACCTTTCAAGCCAATATCCCAACTATGTATGTTATTACTTCCGCCACGCTTATCCTTTATAGACTTTCCAAGCAATTCTTCAACAGAATAATTTTTCAATAATATTCTCGTGAATTTACTATCAGTAGTATTTATACCTTTTTCTAATACATCAGACAAAGTACGAGAAAAATGATCAAAACTATCAAGATTAGGTCTCTCTTTTTTTGTACCAACTATGTAAATTCTTTTTCTCTCTTGGGGAACACCAAAATACTTAGCATTCAGAACTCTCCAAGATATTTGATAGTCGAGTGATTCTAAGCGTTCTAATATGGTTGTCAATGTTCTGCCAATTTTATCATCTTTATTTTGACGATCATGATTTACTAAACCTTCTACATTTTCTAAAATAAATCCATACGGTCTTTTCTCTTTTAATATACGCTCAACATCAAAAAAAAGTGTTCCTCTCATATCATTAAAGCCCAAGCGTTTTCCTGCTGCTGAAAACGCTTGGCAAGGAAATCCAGCAAGTAAAAAATCAAAATCAGGTATGCTCTTAGCATCAACTAATGTAATATCACCAGCTATTTCTTCGTCAGGGTGGTTCTGTTTCAAAACTTTGACTGCATAAGGTTTAATTTCTGAAGTAAACACACACTTTGTATGAAAACCTTTATCCTCACAGGCCAATTCAAAGCCTTTACGTATGCCACCTATTCCGGCAAACAAATCAACAAATTTAATCGTGCTATCCACGTATTTTCCTCCTTAGGATCTAAAGTACAATTAATCTTATATTTGTAAACTTGTTAAACGGCTAAGTCTATTCGTAAATATCATTTAGCCTTCATACAAATCCTTCTTTATCTAATTCATAATAACATAAATCGAACATTTTGTCAATGAATACTAAAATCTATTGTCATATCCCAGAACATAGATTATCTTGCCCTCAAACTTGATATGCGGCAGTTTGTAGTCCTTATCACCGTTGCCGAAGTACCGAGCATTGGCGTGCAGGTCAAGAATGCCGTTATCCTGCTGAATTATAGTTTCCTCAGCCTTTCCCGTAGTCTTAGCGGCAATGACGTGAAGTTTCTTTCGGCTTGCCGACACCATACGCATGAACTTTATGCCTGCACCCACAGTTGTTTTGCCGCTTGCGGTAGTCCCCTCAAGAAAATCCGCAGACACACCCCGAACGCTGTTGATGAAGTCCATATACTTCTGCGACAGGGGAAACTTACTCGTCAAGCCCCTCACCGCCTATCTGAGCGAAAACGTCTGAAAGCTTTTCGGAGGTCTTGACCTCCGCCTGTATCTTAGCCACATACTCTCCTGTCATTTTATTGAGGGTATCGACGGCTCTGATACGGTCAGCAGGGTCATTCTTGCCGTCCTTAGCGATATCAGACAAGAGTGCCTGCCTCTCCTTTGCGGTCATTATACGCTCGTCCTGAGCTTTCTCAGACAGTTCACGGATATACTCCGCAACACTAGGATTATCTAGGATTTTGCAGGCGTCAGCTTTCGCATACTTCTCGCTGTATCCTGCCTTTATAGCACTCTGAACGGTGTTGCCGCTCTGAGCATAGTATTCTGCAAATTTCTTTTGCCGTGCTGTCATGAGGGGGCACCGTCCTTTCTGAGATTTTGATATAAAAAGAACTGCCACATTGTTGTAGCAGTTCAAAAATGTATTATTTGATTCCAATAATGTATTTAATCTGTTCAGCAGACACGTATTCAATTATTAAAAGATTCGAATTACTATACGATTCTCGAAACGTTATTTTATATCTAAATAGCGTTTATCAATACAATAATATAAATCTTTAATTTTTGAATGTAGATTACTAAAAAAATCAGCTTGCTCATCATTTTCCCACGTTTTATTGCAGCTTTCTGAAATGTAATCTTCAATATCCATGGTAACATTTTTCAATTCTTTGTAAAAATCCTCATCATCAAATTTAAAATATTGTGCTTTTTTTCGAAGATTCACTAGATTGTCTGATAAGCAATTTGCATCCAATAATTTTCCGGATTTGCCAAAACTTATCAAACTTATAGAATGCGGAATTATATCCACAAGAATATCATCAAATATTATCTCGAAATATCTAGCTTTTAAATTTGTTCTATTATGAGAAATATTTTGAAAATGAGTATTTAATGCTAATATTATGGAAACTACCAATGATGTAATAGATAAAATTAAAGTTGAAACTTCCATAACAATTACCTAGAATAGTTTCTTGATTAAATTATTTTTTAAGTTCTCATTATCACTTTCTATTCTAGTTCTTTCTTCAGTTGAAACTAACCCTATTTCACTAACTATTTCTGAAAAAAATCCCTGAACAAAAGATGATGCAACACCCGTTATTTGAGATGGAAATTGTATTGTAAATATTTCATTAATGTTTATTTTACCTTTAACCTGTGTACGATAGATCTCACACCCATAGTCATAACCAGCTAAATTCGTTAATGTGTTATTAAATTTCAAATTAACAGAATTGTTCATTACAAATTCCATCCTTTCTTTATAGCAAAACTTAAATTATATGCTGTTCCCGGTATGAAAACATTTCCTGTTGCAAATATATTCTTATTTGGAATACTTGTCATATAATCATTGCTATCATTAAAACCAATGAATTTATCTTTGTCAAATTTTAAACATCCATTCGTAAAATACAAAATTCTTTTTCCACTAATCATATAGCAATAATGGTTATCTACCTTTTCTTCCAAAGAATTTATTAATCTAGTTAACCCTGTCCCACCTGTTGCATTTTTCCTGTCGCTACCAGAAATTTTATGCTGAAAAGATGATAATGTGTAGAAATCATTTTCAAAATAATTGTCATTCAAGTGTTTTAAGTGATATTGTTTAGCTGTATTTACTTTTAAATACCGTTCAGGCAAATCGTTAACATTTTGAAGTTTCATTTTTAAAGATTCATGAAACAATGTATTAGAAAAATTAAGAATTACTGCATTTAGTCCATAATAGCATTGATTATCAGGTTCGCATTCTTTGTAGTAATTATTATTAGTAACATCAACATCTATTAAACAATCTGATCCGCCATGTTCATAAGCATTACCAACAAGTTCAGAAAAAACTTCAGATAGTTGATTACTAACTTCATCTCCAATTCCATTATTAATAAAATAACCATTTAAATCTTGCATTAAAGAAGACAAAGTATCATCATTAGCATTTGTAGATTTGGGGACTAATCTCCTAAAATGCCTCATATTTAAATCAAAAACAAATTTCTTTTCGAAATTACTAACTTCATTAAGTGGAGAAAACAATATTCCTTCTGTATAAATGCTTTTTATTGGTTTAAAATTAAATGCTATATTCATTTTATTTTTTACAGTAACATGATAGTATATAATTTCCAACATAACATATGACAATTTATCACAAAACATTACTTTTGGAAGATTGAAAACAAGAGGATAATTAAATTTATTAATTTTAGCACAATAATTAATTACATTAATTATTTCGCTGACATTTTTACCGGTAAATTCACCCTTATCAGCCTTAATGCTATATATCCACTTTTTATTTATTAAACAGAGCTTTTTCTTTATATATTTATCATATTGAGAACTTTCATTTTCTTTGAACAATAACTCACTATAATCCATATTATGCCCCCAAAAAAATATACTATAACTTAAGCATATTATATCTCAATTTTATTTATAATTCAAGTTACAATTTGATGACAATGCTACCTCATTATCAAAATAAAAGCTGCCACGTTTTCGACACAACGCAAAAGCGACCGCAAAATGCAGCCGCCTTTGTGAATATATTTAAAGAGTATGTAAGATGGTGGAGCAGATATCAAGCTGGCTCGCTCTCGACCTGCATACGGAGCTTTCGCCCCGTCGGACTTTTTTATGGAGGTCCGCAAATGTTTGCTTGCCTTATTGGCTATTGTAATGATATCATACTATGTGCGTTCCTGCAAGTGGTATTGAGTGGTCTTGTGTGGTATATTTAATTTCTCACACCCATTGTGAAACATTCTCAGCACAGTTTTGTAATCTCTGAAAATATAGTTGTGAGCTATCTTTTTCACCGATATGCCGTTGATGAAATACAGCTTGATTATCCTTGCAGTATCTATGGTATCAGCTTCCTCATTGCAGAACACCTCGTCTATCTCAGACTGTATCTCCTGCGTGAGCCTTGCACGCTCTTCGCTCAGCTCCTTTTGTTTCTCACCCTTGCAGGCATAACTCAGCATTGAACTTTCAGCCGTGTTGCCGGGCGTTCCTGCCGAACTGTCATTCTTGTCATAGCATACGGCTTTCCCATTCAGTATTCTTGCCCTGTTTTCTTCAAGATTGGCTATGAGCTTCGGTATCAGCTGATAGCGTGATATCTTTTCTTGTATTGTCATTTTGTACCTCCTCGATCATTCTTCCGCAAACAGGACAGAACTCAAAGCGGACTTCCTTGCCGTCTGCACCAAGCTTTTCACTCCACTCTGTCACTCCATTGCAGTATTCACAGCCTGTATATTCGGGTATGCTTACTCCGTTATGTTTCGCAAGCCCCTCGTCGCAGAGTATCAGTTCAAGTGCCTGCAATGCGTATGTGAGCTTTTCTTCTCTGTCCTGCGTCTTGTTTATCTTCCAGACCGTTGTCTGCCCTCTGCGGATATTCTCCTGCATTATGCAGGCTTGCCTGAAAAACCTGCCGTTTCGCTCTTTACTATGAAGATACTCCCGCTTGTATTCTGCCTGCTTGTCCTCGCATATCTCTTTCGACCACCCCTCGTGCCTGTTCTTGTAGCCAAGTCTTGATAACTGTGAGAAATACTTATACTCCTCAGCAGGATACTCGTCATAGATAAGCCTGCCGTCTATTGCCATATCTTCATATCTTGCAAATTCTTCTTGTGACATTCTTTTGAAATCTATCTTTATAGTTGATACCCCCTTTGCGGAGGGTCGTGGTAGGTTTGTGCCGTTTTTCAAGAACTCTTTCTTTATATATATTCTTTTATTTTCTAATACGAAAGGTTAGAAAAACCCTGAAACCCACCACAAAAGAGTAAACCCTCCACCTATATTTGTTCGTCAAGCGTAAGACCTGAGTAATAGTTGTACTTTCTGCCTTTTACTTTTTCAAATCTTTTGGCTATTTCTAGTCCAAACTTGGTATTCGACATTTTATACTCATTGCCGCTGTCTGCCCACCTGAGATAAGCGGCATACAATGCACTTGATTGCACGCTCAGACCCTTGCCCACAGTACACTTATCCTCAACAAATGCAGAGATAACGTCCATTTCACGGCGGTACTCCCTCACTTCTTCAAGGACGGCACGAGGCATTTTAAGCCCCTCTTTCTGCCACAGCAGACAGCCCTCAACTGCCCAGCGGAATATGCCCGTAAGCTCCGCCGACAGCTTGTATTTCAGCCTGCGGTCTATCTTTTCTTCGGGTATCTGCACGGTGAAGGGTATCATATGTATCCTGCGCCATATGCCCGTATCCGTTCCTCTGATGACAGGTTTATGGTTTGTCGCCATCCAAAGCTTGAACTCAGGTTTGAACTCGAACTCGTCGCCGTAAAGCTTTCTTGCCGTAACAGTATCGTCGCCTGTAAGCTGTTTGAGCAGACCCTCGTTGATACGAACGCCCTCGTTAGGCTCAACACTTGTCACGAGCCTTGCACCTTTGAGCCTTGCAATATCGCTGTTTATGGCGGTGCTTTGATTTGAACGCACCATAATAGTTTCAGGCTGGATATTTGCCGCATAGTCCCCGAAAATATCCCTTATGATATCAATGAAAGTTGACTTGCCGTTTCGTCCTGTTCCGTAAAGAAAGAACGCACATTGTTCGGTGGTCGAGCCTGTCAGGGAATATCCCACAGCTTTCTGAACGTATCTGATAAGGTCTTTATCCTTTCTAAAAATATCATCAAGAAAGGCAAGCCAGCGAGGACAGTCGGCATTCTCTGAATACTCAACGGCTGTCATTTTCGTCAGATATGTCATAGGGTCGTGAGGAGATATGCCGCCGCTTCGCAGGTCGATAACTCCACCAGGGGTATTGAGAACAGTTTTAAATCTGTCCATCTGAGCAGGCAGAACAGGAACGTGGTGCATGACCTCGTTTAGCATTGCGTTCTTTGATTTGTTAGAACGGCAGGACTTCATATGCTTTTCAAAAGCTTTCGCCATATCCGTTCCCTCGTCTGCGTCAAGCTGAGCGTACACTTTTGCCTCCGCCGCCATACAAGCCACAGCCTTGTCAGCAAGACGTTTAACTGTGCCTGTCATATCGGTACACCACTTTCTGCCGTCATACCAAAGCCAGCGTTTGTCTGTATAACAGTATCTCACCTGCTCGCCAAAAAGGTCAACAAAGCGTTCTGCATTGCCTGTATCGTCAAATGAATAAAGTCTTGGCTTGGCTTCTTCCTGCTCCACAGCACCCACAGAAATCGGCTCAGAGGGCGACTTGAAGTTAAGAGAAAATCCCCCTGCGAACTTTGGCGAATAGGTCTTGTCGCAATCGGCAATAGCTTTCTGTATGGTGAGCGCTCCGTAGGTCGAACCGCTTTGCGCCCTGTCCCACTTTTCACGCATAAGACCTGAGGAGCGGAATATCATATCCATTTTTTCTGCGTCACAGCCTGTCCAGAAGGCAAGCATTGAGCAAAACGCCATATCAGCTTCACTCTGCGAGGTATATCCTGCGGTTCTTCCACTGTAGAGGGAAACAAATTTCCCTCCGTTCTTTGCACCTCCCGCAGCTTTGATTATCTGGTCTGCGGTGTCAAGTCTGACAGCAGGAACAGCCTTTGCCACAGGCTCGTGACCGCCTCCTATATACTTTTCGTGCAATGGCTTTATACTGTCGGAACACTCTGCGATATTCTCATATTCTGAGCAGGAGTTGCCTGTCATAACGAAGAATCTGCCGTTCTCATACATCTCAACTGAGCCTTTACGTCTGCCACGCTTCGGGAGCTTTCCTCTGCATATGATATGTATGCCCTTGCCTGATTGAGATATCTCAGTATAGCTTTGCAGGGTGGAGATAAATTCAGATATGATGTTGCCGTTCTCTCCCCTTTGGTATGCCTCAAGCTCCTCCTCTTTGCCGTCAATGTCAACGCCGAAATAGGGACAGCCACCGAACATAAATCCTATGCCCGAATGTTTTTCTGAGGCTCTCACAGCCGTATCGAAGTCGCACCAAGTAGAGGGGTTATTTGACATAGCCCCTCCGCCTGTTAGTGCGTTTATTGGCACTTTCTTTATCTTCCCTCTCTTTTCATCAGGCACAGCGTCCCAGCATATCCAGTTTGGCAGGGCTTTAAGCTCCTTCGGTATTTGTTCGTACATATATCCAACTCCTAACATAAATTTTGAAAAGTCAAAGCCTTTCACTTATCCCCGAAAAACACACAAAAAGTTGCATTAAAAATGCAACAATTGCAGAAATGTTGCCAAATTAAAATATAAATCATTTGTTAATCCTGTATAATAAAACTTGACACATACAAAACAATCGAAGTATAATAAA